TAGCTACAATTGGATTTTTAGCAAAAGTTTTAAAATCCATTATCCCTGTTACAGGATTTAAACCTATTTTCTTTTTAGCCGTTGCCATCTAAAATAACTTTTTATATAAGCCTATGCTTATGTGATTTGTGGTATAATTAAAAGTGTAACTCTCTTTTTGCTTTTTATAAATAACCCCTACTCCAACTCCTAACTTCCCATCAAGCCTTGTGTAATCGCCTATTAATCCCAAAAACAATTCATTTTTAGGTTTATGGTAAATGTCGTTTTTTATTGTGATTGTTTTTTGGATAAAATGTCCGCCATAACCTCTGCCTAAAATTCTGTTTTGGGATATTGTATCGTTCACATATACGAAATTATCCGTATCGATACGTAAAGTATCCGTATATTGTTTTACTTCCCTATAATCTTTAACTATGTATGCTGTGTCGTGAATTTTTATAGAATCAACTAAAACCAATGTGTCTAAAACGACAAAAGGGATGTCTTTCCCTTTCTTATATTTGTATATTGTAGTATCCTTTATTAAGGTATCTACCCTCGTTATTATGTGGTCGCCTTTTATGTAGGTGGAATCACCTAGTACAAAAAAAAGTAAAACTAATACTAATAAAAGTATTAATATATTTTTAGCGCTTGCCATCTTTTTTAAGGTGTTTGATTTTCCAATAGTAGTACCTTATTGCAAAAATACCCGAAACAATAGCAACCAATCCAGCAGTTAAGCTTACAAATGGCTGAATGGAACTAATAGTAACGACTGCCGATAGTATGCTTATAGATGCCGATGCGTCCGCTAAATTATGTTGAGTCATGTCAATTTTTTACCAAATATAAATATTATTTAATTATATTTACCTATATTGTCCACTTTTTTTCCGGACAGGCGCTGCTGCCGACAGGACTAAATACCTTGGCGCTTGTAGTACAACCACATTTACTACAATAATCTCTTATACTTGTTTGCACCCAAAACTCACAAGTAGCACATATCTCAAGTCTTTTTTCAGCTACCTCCTTCTGCTCTTCTGTTGGGTTCATTGCAGTCATGTAGGATAGCAATATTTCTTTTACTTTATTCATGAAACAAAGATAAATAATTTATTTAATTAAATTAAATTAATATCTTTGGCAAAACCAATATTATGACACCAAAAGAAAAAGCAAAAGAATTATATTTTAAAATGCATAGTCAAGAACAAATAGTTTCTAAAGAAGCTAAACAATGTGCATTAATAGCAGTAGATGAGATATTAGATTTAAAGCATATAGTAACATTAAGAAGGAATATGCACGAAATGGAATTAGAATATTGGGATGAAGTTAAACAAGAGATAGAAAACCTATAAAAATGAAAAAAATTAAACTGCTCTACTTGATGAGCCACATTTCAACGGGGGGAATGCCTCAATTCGTGCTAAAACGCATCCAAACATTACTAGATTATACTGATTCGTTTGAGATATTTGTTGCTGAATATGATGATTATGGTAAAATTTTCCCCGTACAAAGGAATCAAATAATGAAGCTTGTGGGGGATAATTTCTTTAGTCTTGGTGAGAATAAGATGAGGGTAATGGAAATTGTAAGGACTGAAGAGATAGATATTGTCCACCTAGATGAAATGCCAGAGTCAATGAATAATGATAGGCTTTTCACTAATTTATATCGTAATGATAGGAAGTGGAGAATCGTTGAAACCTGCCATAATTCTAACTTTAAACCACATGAAGAGAAACGCTTTCATCCTGATATGTACGCTTTCTGTACCCCTTGGCATGAGGATATATTTGCAGGATTGGATGCTAAATTTGTAACTATACCTTATCCAATTGATATACAATTTACTACTAACAGATGGTTATCAAGAGCTGAATTAGGGTTTGAAGGGGATAAAAAGCATGTTATAAATGTAGGCTTATGGACTCCGGGCAAGAATCAAAAAGAGGGTATTGAAATTGCTCGTAAGTATCCCGATATGATGTTTCATTTTATTGGCAATCAAGCGGGTAATTTTGAGGATTATTGGCGACCATTGATGAGCAATTTACCGGACAATGTTAAGGTATGGGGAGAAAGAAGCGATATATCCTCGTTTATGGTGGCTGCTGATATTTTTATGTTTAATTCTACTTGGGAGCTTAATCCATTGGTATTGCGTGAAGCTATTGCTAATGGACTTCCTATTGTTGCTCGTAATCTACCTCAATATGCGGGAATGTATGATGATTATATTAATCCTATTGATACTGATTTAAATACTTTAGAATGTAATTACAAAGTACCTACTGATAATACCTCATTGACCTTTGGATTAAGACATGAAGAAGCCTATAAAAAGCTATTAGAACTGCCCTTGAAAGAGCAAAAGCCTATTATAATTCAACACTTTGTTGACCAACCTTATCTAGAAATTAAAGGCGTTAACCCATTTGAAAAAAGGGATAAAGATGCAGTATCCATAGTACTTGCACACCCTAATAATGACTTTAGAAAACAGCTATTAAAGAATTGTCTTAACAGATTGAACACTGATATTATCCTATCTGTAAACTATCCTGTAGAAGAAGATGCTCAATCATTATGTGATTATGTTATTTACACAAAAGAAAACCCATTGCTTTATAAGGATGAATTTGATAAGTATGGTGTAGCTTTTTACCATTTCCATACAAATGAAAAAGGGGAAAAAGTATATGAGCTGTTTGAAAAGGAGCATGGATATTGTGTTTATACTCTAATGCGTAATGGTGTTGAGTATGCAAAGAAATTAGGATATAAAAAAGTAAACATTGTAAATTATGATTACGAGCTTTCAAAAGCCACCATTAATGATAATCTTAAAGCACTAGATACAGAAGATTTTGTAGTTTATAAGTATGGTAGTACTAGCTACGAGGAAGATTCTTATTGCTCTGCTTTCTTTTCAGCCAGAATAGATGCCTTACATTCTTTTGTGACTAAATTTAAAGATAAAAAAGACTATTACACTAGCGGAACCTCCTTTAATATATTGGAAGTTAAATTCTATAATTTCCTAAAACAAAGTGATTACAATATTAAGGAACTTTTAATGTCAGACCTAAAGAAAAATAATAAGATAGATGTTGAAGGAATAGATTATACCAATAATGAACAAAGGGATAAGGTAGTTATAGATAAAAGATTTTACATTGAATACTATGATGATGGCAAATGCGTTTACAATAACCACATTGATGTCAATAATTGGGTTAAATTAAACAGACAATGGTTTACCAATTGGAAACTTAAGATATGGGATGAAGGTAAATTAATCCACGAAAACAACTTAAACTACGAAGGCAAAAGAGTCTTAATAACGCTTGAAAGTAAATCATTGGGAGATACTTTGGCTTGGATTCCGTATGCTCAAGAATTTAAAAAGAAACATAATTGCCATGTAATTGTATCTACATTCTGGAATGATATTTTTGATTATCCAGAACTAGAATTTGTAAAGCCGGGAGCAGTAGTTCAAAATATCTATGGTTTATATAGGGTTGGATGGTTTTATAATGAAGATAGAGAACCTGAAGTGCCACATACAATACCAATGCAAAAGTCTGCTACCAATATATTAGGCTTGGAGTACAAGGAAATAAGAGCTAAATTAAAAGTAAAAGAGGTGGAGAAAGTAAAGCAAGTGGTTATAGCCATTCATTCAACTGCTCAAGCAAAGTATTGGAATAACCCTACAGGATGGCAAGAAGTAGTGGATTATCTAATATCAAAAGGGTATGTGGTTAAACTATTATCTAAAGAAGGAATAGATTATATGGGCAATATAGCCCCAAATGGCGTGGTTTTGCATCCCAATGGTAGTATTGAGTCAGTTATGGAAGAAATGCTTAAATCGGAGCTATTTATAGGCATAGGAAGTGGTCTGTCTTGGTTATCTTGGTCATTAGGTGTTCCTACTGCTATTATTAGTGGATTTTCAGAGCCTTTTGCCGAAGTTGAGGATTGCATTAGAATATCTGCACCTGAAGGAAAATGTAGTGGATGCTTTAATAGATACCGACTAAACCCTGCTGATTGGAATTGGTGCGAAGATTATAAAGATACTGATAGACAATTTGAGTGTACTAAATCAATTACCGGTAAAATGGTTATTGATAAGTTACCTATCTAACAAACAATTCCTGTAGCTGAACCTAATGTATTTCCGCTTAAGTTATATTCATCAAATCCGCCACCGCCACCATCACTTCTACAATATGTATATCCATTTGTATTATCGTAAGGTACAGTTAATGCCATGTCTGTATATAAAACTAATCCATTGTAAAATAATTGGCTTATCCCCCACCATAAATATTGTTGCGGATTACCCTCATTACAAGCCGAACCTGAAGAAAATCCAAACCAAACATCTCCTCCAAATACAGGACAAGTAGTTATTGAATTAACAGTATAATTATTAGAGAATTGTATTATATTATTATTGCCTATTCTATAATAATTTTGAGATGGCGCACTGCTCGGAACAGCTTCTATTTCAGTTGTTCCGTAAATGTCATAATAAAGAGTAGCCCCTACAGTTATAGGGCTATAATCTGAATATACAGTAAATGAATTAACTGCAGAACAAGCATCTTCTGGAATTGTAAATCCTATAACAACGGGTAATGTATCATTATAATCATAATACAATGTATAAGAATATGCCAAAGGAAATAATTCAGGTGTATATGGATATGGTACTGCCCTTCTTTGTGTTTGCCAAGAAACGACATTAGATATAGGAACAGCATTCCATGATGTAAATGGAGATTTTGAAATATATACATATCCTTGATTAGAAGAATAAACCATTATATATGGCGTTGAACCATAATTATATGCAGTCATTGATATTGATGATATACTGCCTGCAGAAACAGTTCCTGTTATTGAGAATGTTGCACCAGAATCTGTTGAAACATAATATTTTCCACTTCTACTCATCCCAATTTGATAAACTGCATCATCTGTCATAGTAACAAAATCCATAGAATAGCTTGCATCATCAACTTTTTTAGTCCAATTATACCCAAAATTAGAACTTATCCAAATTTTACCTTCAGCTGAACCTCCATTACTAGCAGCTAATATTTGATATTGCCCTGTACTTGAAATTTTTATATCATTAAACCATGTAGCAGTTTGTTGAATACCATAATTCCAAGTTACCCCAAAGTCTGTAGTAAAACCAACACCAGACCCAACAACGCCTTCATTATCATAGGTACTTGCAATTGCATAACAATTACCATTTGCTGAAATATCACAACTAACAGTATTGCTAGTAAAAAATCCTGCTGGCGCGGGCGGAAGCCCCCATGTAACTCCAAAATCACTTGATTTTATAAAATATGCAATCCTTCTACCTGAAGTAGAAATTTCACTAAAACTTGATATCATGTATTGCCCAGTAGCCGCAGAAACAGCTGCTTTATAAAACGAAAAATTAGAACCAAATGGTCCAGTATACGGATGAGGTACTGATGTCCACGTTGCTCCACTATTATTAGATATCATTAATTTGCAATTATCAGAAAATCCAAGATTTACTGTAATGCATATATAAACACCATCATTACTTGCTCCTATATATCTATAATTATCATCTATAGTTAATCCGGGGAAATTAGTAAATATCAGCCCCGCGTTATTTGAACGCGCACCATATCCTTCTCTAGCTCCCCACACAGAAAGTGATGGTATATCTAAAGGAATTATATCTTGATATCTAGGACATCTATTTGATGAATAAGTAGAAAATGGAGATGCTGTTTCATCTACAAAATAAGCAGCAATTAATTCAGCTTTACTAGATATACCTAGTCCAGTAGGAGGCGTTCCTTTAGCAGTCAAGCCCATAGTACTTAAATCATCCCAAGTTACTAGGTAATTATTAGCTTTCATTATTTCAATTTGGCTTCGAGTTCAGCAATTCTTTTTTCTAGGGCTGCAATTTTTAATGTGTGCAAATCCATATAATTTACAGATAATTTTTCATCACCTGAAACTGCATCGGGAAGATATGATTGCACTTGTTGAGCAGAATAACCATATCTAATTGCATCACTATTTTCATCTGTTCTTGTAAATTTAATTACATCTAATGGTAAATCTATTGATGGATTTGTTTCTAATACATTTTTAAATCTTATATCTGAAGATTCATAAAATGCACCTGCTGTCATTGTACGAGCAGAACCTAAATCAACATTTGTTGTTGCTCCTGTGTATGGGACAAGTCCTGTTAATGAACTTGCTGTAATATAACTATTTGAATCAATTGAACCATTTGCTTTTAAGAATTGGCTAGATGTTCCACCTGACTTAATAAAAGATGTTGCAGTGATATCACCACTTACAACCATAGCATTGGTGTATAGCTCTATTAAATTATTATAAGAACCCGCAGCTGCTCTATATTGGAAGTATATACGACCATTACTATTTTTAGCCAACCATTTTCCTGCATAAGCCGCTATGCCTCCAGAATTAGATGCGACCATTATAAATTCAGAATCAACCCCTGCTCCATCACCTAATTGGAATAATCCTTGACCGCCTGTTGAATATTTTAAAAACCCAGTAGTTGAGTCATAACTTAAATCACTAGATGTTATTGTTGTTGAGCTATTGAATAGAGCAAAACGGTTGGTTACACCTGAAACAGTTACCGAAGTTCCACTAGAACCACTTACTCCGCTAGAGCCTGATGAACCTGATGTTCCGTTTCCACCTTGCGCACCGCTTGTTCCTGAAGTACCTGTTCCGCCATTGATACCTGAAGTACCCGAAACACCACTAGTACCATTACCTCCATTGATGCCTGACGTTCCGTTTGCACCTGAAGTACCACTGATACCTGCTGTTCCATTTACGCCACTTGAACCATTCAATCCACTTGTTCCTGATGAGCCAACTCCTCCATTGACACCTGATGTGCCTGAAGAACCATTGCCTCCATTTACGCCTGATGTTCCACTTGAGCCACTTGAACCGCTAGACCCTGATAAACCACTTGAGCCGCTTGTTCCATTGATTCCTGAAGTGCCATTTATACCGCTAGTGCCATTAGCACCACTAGTACCCGCAACACCTGAACTACCGCTAGTGCCTGATGTTCCATTTCCACCACTTGCTCCTGCAAGGTTCACAGTCCAAGCAGTAAAAGTTCCTGAACCAACTGTTGTACTTGGTGCGCCGAAGGATAAACTACCCGTTCCGCTATTGTATGATATTACTGATGAGTTTTGATAGTTGCTAGCATTGTAAACGATAATAATGGTTTGAGTAGCGCTATAAGCTAACCCTGTTCCAACTACTATTGTTCCCGCAATTCCTAAAGTAAATGATGTTGTGGATGTGGTTAAATACCTATCTCCATTAGCACCACTGATGCCACTTGTTCCTGAAGTTCCTGTAGTTCCTGAAGTTCCTGTAGTTCCACTAGTCCCTGTTGTCCCTGAAGAACCGCTAGAACCTGATGAGCCTGACGAACCGCTTGAGCCACTAGAACCGCTTGAGCCAGTAATCCCCGAAGTACCCGATATACCCGATACACCACTAGTCCCTGATACGCCACTAGTCCCTGATACGCCACTAGTACCTGAAGTACCTGTAGTTCCACTAGAGCCATAAATAGGGATATTCAATACATTGCTACTAAAAGTAGCGGGTCCAGTCACCCCGAACGTGGTTAAACTAATTGGTAGTTGATAATCTACATTTGGGATTGCAGTTGAAAAACCACTTGTACCGACTTGTTTTACTAATCCTGATACATTAGCTATTTCACTGATGACTGTATTTTTGCTCATTTTCTATTTTTTTATTCTACTTCAACAGGAGTAGCTTGAGCCTTTTCTAACTCAATAGCCACTTTTTCAATAAAGCCTAGAATTTCTTTACCATACTTTGTTGGTAATTGCTCATTGGCATAAGTCATTAATACTTGAACTTGTTCAGCTGTTAATGATGGTACCGGTAATTGTTTTGGTTCGTTGTTCATGTTTATATTTTTTTACAAAGATAGTTGATTAATTTAATTTTCCAAATGTAGCTACAACCATAATATAGTTAATTGTTATAGGTTTTCTATCTCTTGTTTTACTTCAACCCAATATTCTTCTCCTAATTCTGTATCACTATGAAATGATAATGCAAATATTATTTCATCTACTGCCGTTTTTGCAATTGCTTTTACATAGGAATCAGTAAATATAGCGGATAGTCTAAATTTATTTACTAAATCTTGTGCCTTTTCTTTTGGTGTCATAATATTGGTTTTGCCAAAATTAGTACTATTTGTTTATTAATTGTTTAAGTTCTTCTATTTGTGCTTGTTGTTCTTCAATTTTAGCCATACACTCTTGTAATACTTTTATAGTAGCGTGATGCAAATCAGCAGTATAAATTGCTTTTAATGGCTCTTCATTATTTACAATTTCATTGCCATCTTCATCTAATTTTGGCTTTTTATCCCATCCCTCTATATCTACAAATTCAGGAGCAATTTCCTCTACTTGTTGCGCAATTACGCCAATATTAAAATCATCGTGTGTTTGGTCCTTATATTTAAACTTAACAATCTCAATAGCTTTAAATTTATCCCAATAAGATTCTAGAGGAATAATATCTTTTTTAGTTCTTATATCGGATAAATTAACATCGTTTGCTTGATAGTTTGCAATACCCCCGTTTGAACGAACACCAAATCTTGCTCCTCCTGTATCAAAAGCATAAAAAAATTCACTTCCACCGCCATTTGGACTAGCTCCTGTGTAATGAACTATTACACCATAAGGGTCTGTTGATGCCGTATTTGTTATATAGGTAACCCAATTACCTGAAGTATTTACTCTTAATTCGTGATATAATCCAGCATTATAATAAGTTGCGGTATTGCTTGCCTTTAAAAACCCTCCACTTGTAATACGCATACGTTCACTTCCACCATTCTCAAATATTGTGTTTGAAGCAAAAAAGTATAATTGTTTATTAGTACCTGTACTTCTTTCAATAGAGCCTATTACACTATTTGTACCATTATACCACATTTCAAGTCCATCTCCACTTGTAGGCGGAGAACCAGCTGATATTTTAATAGCACCCCCACTTGTAATACGCATTCTTTCAGTAAAGGTTGCGGTAGTTCCTGCAGTTCCCGAAGGTGCAGAAAACCATCTATGTTCACCTGAAATTTGTTGATATTCGGATGCGTAATCACTTATAATATATTTTCTTACTGAACCATCCCAATAATAATTTAAACCAAAATATGTTGAAAAATCACTATAATTCCAAAAAGCACCTGCTTTTAATTGTATTGCCCTAACATCATTAGAAGTACTCCACGCACTAGGTGTAACTCCTATACCTACATTGCCTGTTGGAGATATAGTCATTGCAGTAACATTAGAGCCACCGCTATTAACCACTCTAAATTGCATTCCTGTAGAATAATCGCTATTGTATGTATTACCAAAATAAATACCCGCATTACCACCCGATGCATTTAATCCATAAGTTAATGAATTAAGATATGAAATAGTTGGTGATGTACCACTACCACCCGATGGTAAATAAAACCCAGCATTTGCCGTTACACTACTAGAGAATGTAGCTGCTCCTGTGGTAGCAATAGATAACCCTGTTGAACCACTTGAGCCGTTTGGATTAAGATTTAATGCTTTGCCTGTTCCTGCTACTAAAAATGATGTAGTAGCACCCCAAGTCCAAAATCCACCAACTGCTGCTGCTCCTAAAGTTATAGTATCACCACTTTTTATTTCACCACTAAATGTTGCTGCTCCTGTGGATGCTAATGTTAAAGCTACGCTTGATGAACTTGTTGCAAATCTTAAACTTCTACCACCACCTGCTGCATATAAAACTATATCAGCAGCGGATACCCCTGTTACAGGAGAATAGTTTGTACTTGCAGTATATAAAACACCATCTTCAGTACCACCTCTTTGTAATGAAACTACACCACTATATGAACCTGTGCTTCCACTTGCCGTTAAAAAAGCATTTGCAGTTCCTGTTGCTACTGCTGCAATATTACCACCTGCCGTTACACTACTACTAAAACTTGCACTTGTTCCACTCAATGCACCTGTAAACCTTCCTGTACCATTAACATCTAGCTTGTAGCCTGAATCGGTTGGTAAAGTAGTTCCTGCTCCTAAATAAACATTACCTGTACTAAATCCTACAAATCTTAAATTACCATTACCATCAGCTAAAATAACATTACTATCTAATGTTGTTGTTCCTGCATAATTACCAACTATGGTATTATATGAACCTGTGGTTATGTAGTATCCTGAACTTGTGCCTATTGCAGTATTATTTTGTCCTGTTGTATTATCATGCATTGATAATGAACCAACAGATACATTACTTGAACCTGATGTATTTGATAATAATGCTTGATATCCAATGGCAGCATTATAAATACCATTACTATTAGTACTTAATGAATATGCTCCAAATGCTGAATTATAACTTCCTGTTGTATTTTGTGATAATGCTATATACCCAATAGCGGTATTAAAAGTACCTGAACCTGCTCCTTTACCTACTTTCACTCCGTTGATTGTTGCATCTAAAGAAAAGGTTGCACTTGTACCACTCAATGCTCCTGTTAAAGTTCCCCCTGTTAATGGTAATAAACTACTTGTAGCTACACCGCTATCAGTTAGAATGTTGTTTGTTATATTAGCTATTGCCATATTAGAAAGGATTTGGTAAGACTACTGTCTTTGGGTTAATTATATTGTCTAATTGAACTGCTAATTCTGCATCTAAAGCTACTACATCTGTTCCTTCATTTAACCAACCACATACTATGTCATAAGTTAAATCCTCATAAGGAATGAATCCTTCACTTGGTGGAGTTAATCCTACACATACAGGTATTTGAGTTGAAGTAGTTTCATCGCTAATTTGTCTGTAAGCGTTTACTTGTATTACTACATCAGTCATATTATCTATTGCTTTTGCAGTTACCATTGAATCTTGTGGGATTACCCATTGAAAAGTTGCCATTTTATATTATTTAAATTGTTATACCATTGTAAGGCTCTTCCATCCGCTTGATGTATAAATATAAAGACCTTCAACCGAATCAGTACAATAAAATATTAAACCAATTGCTGGACTTGTAATTGCAGTTCTTTGTGCATTTGTTCCTCTTGGTGGTAGGAAGCCTTGAGTAGTTGATGTTATTGCTAGTTTAGCTGATGCTATATCTGTTGGAGTATTGCCGCCACCTATATTAACATTACCATTTCCAAATATTCTCATTTTCTCATTCCAATCGTTTGTAGAAAATGTAATTGGTTGAGAAGAAGTTGTAGTATTAAATGATAATTGTGAAGCACCTGATAAAGCAAAAGCATAAGCAGTATTAGGAATAAGACTATTATATGTAGATGCACCGCTTGGATGGTATCCAAAGCCTAATGTATTATTAGCTAAATCTTGACCTATTCTTATATTGTTTGCACCCGTTGTACTTGTATTAACAATATTTAATGAACTACCCGAACCGCTATCATTTCTTGATATAGTTGTTATACCTTGTAATCTTGTAGTGCCATTTACATCTAATAAAAAAGTAGATGAAGTTGTGCCAATAAGTAATTGACCTGCCATATAGTTAGCAGCAGTTCCTGCCATATACAAGTTCCATCTGTTCGTACCACTTGCTATGTTTCCGTAAAATCCGTAATTATTAGTTGCACCTGTCATTGATGAATTTACTAAAAACCCAAATTGATTAGTAACAGTTGAACCTAAACCAAAAGTTCCTTGATTAGCAATATAATGTGTAATAGTACCAATTGTAAAAGTAGTAGCAGCAGTACTTGCTAAAGTAGCATTATATGAAGTACTTGTTGTTACATCAGATTGTATTACTCCATCAGATTGAATACCAGATGAAGTTGTTGCTCCTGTAATATTTTTACTTACTCTTAAACTATATCCTGTCAAACTTGTAGTACCAATTCCTAATGAACCATTAGCATCTAAACGCATATATTCTGTTGCAGTAAAAGTTTCGTCAGCTGCACCAATTAAAGATGAAAATGCTAAAAAGTTATTTGATGTACCTACACCTGTACCTACTCCTGATGTTATTCTAAATCCTGAAGCTGTTCCTTTATTTTTTGATATTGCTAAAGAAAGGTCAAGATTTATTGTTGATGCTTGACTATAAACACCACCTAAAATTCTATGTATTATACTTGTTTGTCCATAAGCCATTAAGAAAGAAGGCGAACCTGTATTTCTGAATCCATCATATTCGGTGGTAGTATAACCATTACCTAATTGTAAAGGAGCAAGAGGAGCTGCTGTACCAACACCCATATCGCCATTTACAAATGTATTAGAACCTAATGTAATCAAAGTACCTGTATCAGTAATATTACTATTTCCTATTGTAGAAGCAGCAGTAAATTTAGGTAAGGTGTTTGTTGTACCTGTTCCTGTTATTACACCTACGGGAGTTGTTCCACTAGTCCCTTGCGCACCTGAAGTACCTGAAAGACCACTTGTTCCGCTTGAACCGCTTGAACCACTGCTACCGCTAGAGCCACTAGACCCCGAAGAACCACTTGAACCTGAAGTACCTGTTGTACCACTCGTTCCTGAAGTACCTGAAGTTCCGCTAAAAGCAGATGTAGCTACAAATATTGGATGGTTATTAGCAAACCCTGTCGTTCCCGTTCCTGCTGATGATACCAATGTAACAGGTATTGTCCAATAGGTTGGAGAAACATAAGTAGGGGTAGCGCTAATTGTCCATACTTGATAGTTAGCTGAATTATTTCTGTCTTGTATTGTTAACTTTTGCCCTGTTTGCCATAAAGCTATAAATATATCAATATCTGTTATCGGAGTATCTGTTAAGTGATTTATGTTTATTTGGGTAGCACTTATTTGTGTTGCATTATTCCAAAGAATATGTCCACTTGAAGGCGCACCCGTAAAAGTATTTGCATCAGCTTCGTATAAAAATAAATTATTTGATATGCCATTAGCACCACTTGTACCCGTTGTACCACTTGTACCCGTTGTACCCGAAGTACCCGTAGTTCCTGATGTTCCTGTTGTACCGCTAGTCCCACTAGTACCTGTTGTACCACTAGAGCCATCACCACCACTCGCACCATCCAAGTTTACTGTCCAAGCACTAAAAGTTCCACTACCTACTGTTCTAGTAGGAGCTAAAAATACTAAAGCGCCTGTACCTGCATTATATGATACTACCTCACTCTCTTGAAAGTTTGCAGCATCATAGACTATAATTATTGATTGAGCAGGGCTATATCCCAATAGTGTTCCTACTGTTAAGGTTCCTGCATTACCTAAAGTAAAAGTTGTAGTAGATGTTGTTCTATATCTATCTCCTGAAAGACCTGATGTACCTGTAGTACCCGAAGTGCCATCAACCCCAGATGTTCCTGAAGAACCACTAGTCGCCGATGTTCCTGATGAACCTGAAGTACCACTTGACCCTGAAGAGCCACTACTACCACTGCTACCACTAGTACCATCAATACCCGAAGTACCGCTAGAACCACTGCTTCCGCTAGTAGCACTTGTTCCTGAACTGCCACTGCTTCCAGAAGTACCGCTAGTTCCATTAATCCCTGATGTTCCTGAAGTACCATCACCACCCGAAGCACCATCTAGGTTTACTGTCCAACTAGAAAAAGTTCCACCACCGACAACCCTACTAGGGTCGCCAAAAACTATTTCCCCTGTAACCACATTATAAGAAACAACCTCACATTCTTGAAAGTGAGTATTATCATGTACTACAACGATTGATTGTGCAGGAGAGTATGATAAACCGGGTGAAACCATTAAGTAACCACCCGTTCCTAAAGTAAATATTGAAACTGATATGGTATAATACTTATCACCACCAATACCAGAAGTACCTGTTGTACCAGAAGTACCAGCTGTGCCACTTGTACCCGAAGTACCTGAAGATGCCACATAGCTAGATACAAAATTATCTATTTCTACATTATCACCTACTTGAAGAGGATTATTAAGTATTACATTGAAACCATCTGTCGCTGTATAATCGCTTGGAAATAATTTTACCCCGTTCACAAAAACATCAATCATCCCATTTTCATAACCACTAGGCACATTAAAAGTAGTTTGCCCCGCTGTCGCCACATAATTAAAAACAATTCTTGCGCTTGTACCTGCGAATCCGCTAGTTCCCGCTGTTCCTGAAGTCCCTGCCGAACCTGAAGTACCGCTAGTACCTGCTGTTCCTGAAGTTATATTTCCAACAGAAGTTACTATACCATTATTGGCAATAAGAACTCCGTTTAAGTCCCTTATTTGTAAATCACCTGTTATTATTGATTGTATTGCCATTAAGCTAAATTTTAATATACTATGATTTTTACATATTCACCTGTTACAAAAGGAACTGTGGCAGCAACTGTTAAAGTTCCTGTCGCAATATCCCACCTAACCTGATTTAATACAGGCACTCCTGATAAAATTATTTCCCCTACATCTATACCACCTCTACTTGCGTAAAGTAATGTTTTCCCAATAGCTTGAGCAAATATAATAGATACGCTTCCGGTACTTGCAAACGCACTGTACTGTTCAGGTACTCTTGCGCCTCCACCACTAGAAGGGTCAACTACATATCCCGCAAGTCCCATTAAAGCCTCTGCCTCAAATGCATATCCACCACACATACCATAAACATATTCAGTAAAACCTGCTAAATTTATTCCTGTATAATTTGTAGAATTAACCCACTCTAATGCACGAGCCTCTATAGAAATTTTATTAGGCAATTCAATATCATTCTCTTGATTTAATTCAATAGCTTTTATAACAACAGATACTGTAACCTTTGCTATCTCTATAACATCCACTGTATTTAACATTAGAATACTAATTTAGGATTGTCAATAATAAACTTCGCTTTATTTAATGATAATTGCGCAATCGTAATCCCTGCGCCAAATGACACTGCATCATCAGCAGCATCTATATAAGTATTTAATGCCTTTTTAGTAGACAACCAGTTAGCGCCATCTAATAAACTAGGACTTGAAACTTGCGCTTTTGACAACTTTGTGTTATAAATTTTTGCATATGTTGAAAAACAATAAGATGCGCTTTTATTATACAAGACAACGGTATCACCTACGGTAGAGGTTGCGCTTCTCCATTCTACTGTAATATTTAATGCATAATCTTTATCAAGCACATCAAAACTAATTGTACTACCGCTTGCTAAAGACCATATTTCATAATCTGTAGTTGTCCCTTCTTCAACAAGATATGTGCCATCTGATTTTTGCATATATACATATCGCACAGTTATTGAAGAGTCTGTTCCAGTACTTGTATCTGTAAATACAATTAAACTTGGATTTGATACATATTGCGCTACTGTAAAATTTGGTACTAAAGGCATAATATAAACTTTTACCAAAAATACCAAAAAATAATAGTATTATAAATAAAAAGCTCCTACTTTTTTTAAGTAAGAGCTTTCTTGTAAATAATTAAATTAATTCTATACCACTTCTGGTTCAGTTAATTGTTTATTAATATTATCTAAAACTTGTTTACCATTCTTTGCAGAATTAATAAATTGAGTTAAAGCTTCTGTAACATTTCCTCTATCTTCTTTTGATATAGTTGTTATTTCTTGAGAACCAAGAGTAACTTTTCCTGTTGCAATATCAAATTTAAGAATATCGGAATCTAATGCTTTTCTAACAGATGCTTTAATTGGTTTATTAGGGTCATTATAAACTCTTAAAAACTCTTCAGGTTTAGTACGAGCTAAATCAGCTACTTGAGCTAAAATAACTTCATCATCAGTAAATTCATTCCAATTTAATGATGCACCAATTTGACGAGCTTCGGAAGGTTTTAATTTGGTAACAATATTTATTGCCTCTTTTAATGTGTTAAAGCCAGTCATAACTTTTTGACTTGTAACTTTTTGATTAATAACCTTGCACATAGGAGCTTTGCTTTTATCTCTTCCAGCTTCTCCTAAAATGCTATCTTGATTCCAATTTGAAATCATCAAAAACTCATACAACTCTTCATCTCTTTGGTTTCCACCGGTTAATGAAAACTTACCTCCGAATTTAAAATCTCCAGAGCCATCACTAATCCCCGGCATAAAAAATCTTTCTCTAGGATTATCATCTCTATCCCATGAATCAGCAACTACGATATCTACCCAAGAGCTTCCTTCTTTTATATAAGGGTCTTTAATTCTATCCCTTAAAGGAATATTTGCTTTAGGATAAAGCATAGGACTTTTTTGTCTTTCTTTTTCATCAGGGTCATTGTTCTTTTGACCGGTAAGCATTTCAAATGTGATTGTTTGACCAACCTCTAACGCAGGAATTTGTTTTTTTAATTCCTCTGAAATCGCGTTGAATTTTCCAACTACTTGCATATTGTGTGTTTTTTTGTTATGAAATTAGGCTACGTGCGCCCATTTAGTTCCGTTTATAATTCCTTGAATTGTTGTTTTTCCAATATCAAACATATTTGCTAGTTTCCAATGAGAAAACTTTCCTGTTTTATAGAGCAATTTTATTGCCAAAACCTTATCCTCGTTCAATATGGCAGTACTTCTTTGCGTTCCTCTTGTTATCTTTAATTTACCCGCCTCAATTGCGTGTTTTGCATTTCTACTATGGTCGCACCATTCTAAATTTTCAACTCTATTATCAGCTCTATCGCTATTTAAATGATTTATAATCTTAAATTTTTCAGGACTTGGATTATAAATAAAAGCTTCAGCAACTAAAACATGGATGTTTTTCATTTTTTTAATTCCATCCTTTTTAAAAGACACCACTTTATATCCATGAGCATTAGTTCCTGTTACTATTTTTTCTTTTGAAACTCTCATACCTTTACTATGCCTTAATAATCTTGGAAGCATTTTTATTCTACCTAAATTACTTACCTCATAATAACCATCATATAAATCACCTTTAATGCCAATTACCGGCTTCCAAAATTCTTGTTGCATTGATTATAGTTTATGCAAATATAATAAAAGGGGTGGAAAAACCACCCCCCTTATCATTAAAATTACGACAAAACTTGTTGACGTAAAAAGTGCTGAACACCTAAACATTCGAGACCCTGAGCAGTTGTCCAAGAACATGTCCAGTTCATCGCATCTCCGTTAGGATTAACAGGAGATAATGCTCCTGTATGGATTTCACCAATCATGTCATTACCATACTTGGTTTGAGCAGGTACGTATCTTACACGCATTGCTGAATCATAACCACCGCCTTCAACTTTAACTCTATTGTTATAAGGAATGTAGTAAACACTCTTATTGATAGTAGTTTGGCTGAATAATACCGGTTGGTCTTGAATTGGCATTGCCATGTAATGTAAATCAAATCCACCGTAGCTAACTTTGTCTACAGTCAAATCTAATTCTTTACCATCAACTACAATACGTACTGATTGAACACCAGAAGAACCTAAAGCCTTCCAATATGTATCATGCGCACGCTTTGCAGCAGAAGAACCAAATACTAAATAATCTTTAGGAGAGCGTTGAGAAATCAACACATCTAAAGCGTTATCAATATTTGTTTGTTGTACTGTACCTAAAGTACCATTTACTAATGTAGAACCATACATTTCAATGTATTTGTTCAATCCACGAGTAGTTTGTACCGGTCCACCACCATCTCCGCCAGAAGTGTTAGCATCAGTCAAGATAGGGTTGCTATCGCTGAAAGTTGTAACTGACATATCACCTGCAATATAAGCAGCATTGATTTGTCCTTTTAAACGGATTGCTTTCTCTAAATGGTCTTTAACGATAAACTTGTTTTGTCCGTTAAATTCTACCTCGATTGTAGCAGCGTTTTGTACATCTGTGATTTTAGAGATTTCTCTAAAGATTTGATACTTGTTAGTGTAACGAGTCAAACCGAAACGTAAGTTGCTTTGAGAAACAGAATTCTCACCAACTGCTACAGAGAATAAAGATAATTTATCACCAGCAGTTAAAGTAGCGTTAGCTCCAGAAACTGTCTTAATGTAAACTGTATCAATACCTGAAGTAGATACTACGTTTGTAACGATAGCAGAAATAGCACCAGTAGGAACTAACACTAAATCATCTTTACGAGCTTGACCTGAAGTCGCTGCTGTACAAGTGAAGTTTAATGAAGTTGTACCTGTACCATTAACTGTACCACCTGTTGTATCTAACAATTTAAATAAACTTTCGTTTACAAATGTGTAGTACAAAGGTTGACCTGTTGCGATTGGTTTTTTTCTATCTCCCAACCATAAAATGTCGGTTAACGCATCTTCGTTTTGGATGTCGGTAACTAATTTGTTAATCTCTCTCGTGTCAAGCACTGGGTCAATAGCGCTGACATAGGCTTTGGTTATATTTCCAATATTTGCCATTTTGTTTTGTTTTTAAGGGTAAAATAAATTCTACCTGCCTAGTGTGCTTACTTTAGCTCTTGTTTTAATAGCTTCAGCAAACGATTCATTGGGTTGGGCAGGTGTATTACCTATTGGTCTTCGTGCGTTTTGCCCTTCTTCCACAATAGCTTTCAGCCCCAATGATTTACCATAGTTCACTAAATCTCTCTCGTAGTTTGGATTCATTGCCACTAATGCAATTTTTTGCAATTTAGCGACATCTGGTATAAGCTTACTCACATCTGCCTCTTGCGGATTTACTGATATTGCTCTTTGCCATTTTTCCGAATCTAACGCTACTGACATTAGATTTTCAGGTTTATCAATATTGAAATTGAATTTACCATTATCACCCAAATCGATAGCAACTCTCTTGCTTTGATATAAGTTTTTAGTGGCTTCGTGTTCCTGAAAAAATTGAATAATCTTTTGTGATTGGTCTATTTCTAACTTTCGCTGCTCTTCATACATTGCCTGCGTATTCGCCTCTTGCGTTCTTGCGGGGTCTGGTATTTGGAATTGCTTCTGTTCGGTAACTCTTTTTTGTCTTACAAGTTCTGCATCTGCTTCTAATTGAATTAATCCAATTTCTCTATCTTCATCAGATGCCATATCTGATTGCTTGTATTTAGACTGATATAATCTTTCAACTTTATCTTCAGTTAGATGGGGGTATTGCGATTTTAATTCATCTAAAATCAAATCCTGATGCGATACAGTTTCCCAATCAAATGCTCTTGCTTCTAAATACTTATACGCATCTCCTCCATTCTTTCTATACTCTGCAAATTCCGCTAAAAAATCATCATATCCTAATTCCTTTAGAATATCTTTTGGATTTGCTTTTTTTAACTCTTCCTTCCAGTCGCCAATTGTTGCGCTTGCTGAATTAGCTTCTTCTCCATCTGTTCCATCAAGTGATGGCATTGTGAATGAAGATGCATTTTCTTCAGGTGGCGTATTATCAATAGCTGCGGGACTCTCATTTTGAACAGTTTGAGTTTGCGTTTCTACCTGCGCTTCGTTTTCTTCGGCTTTAAAGTTTTGACTTTCGGCTTCTCTGTAATCATCTACGCTTGGGATACCCGTACTAGCTTTGTAAACCGGTTTTGCTTCTTCCTGTGTTGTTTGTTGATTTTGTTCTTCTGACATGTTTGTGTTTTTTCGTTACGAAATTATATATTTAAGGAACATCGTTGATATGTTGGTCGAATTCTAATATTTCTTTAGTTGCTTCAGCTGTTTCATATTTAGCCAATAAATCACCATAATGACCTACTGCTTTTCTTTGTATTTCTAAAAATTGCAATAAAAATTGTCCTACAACGCAATCTTCATCTTCTGCCTTTTTGTAAAACTCTTTATATTTATTATAAACTTCAAGCTCCATTTCATATCCTATTTCTAAAGATTCACCAATAGTCTTTACTTTATCTTTAATAGCTTCAATTGAAGGCATTTCGGCGCAATCACCCATGTCATTTTGGAATTCAACATGCATTTGATAATGCGTTAATTCTTCAGCGCTTTCTGTTAAAAAATATTTTTGTGTACCAAAGAAGCCATATTGTTGCATTTGGTTAGCCAAAGCTTTCCAAAGATTAGATTGATATAACTCTAGATATAACGCCTCTTGCAAGACGCTTTTCATACTTTTAGATAATAAGGATTTTACCATTTTATTTTGTTTTCATTGTTTGTACTTGTTTCCTGTCGCTTACCGCTATTCTAGCGTCTGCTGCTATTCTTTGAGCGATAACTTTTGCTTCTTTTTGTATTTCAGCTTCTTGAATATCTTTATCCTTCTTACCCATTTGAATAATATATTCCCATTGTTTTTCAGCATTAATTTTAGCTATATCTGCATTTAATTGGTCTTGCAATGTGATACGTTTTTCTTGCTCTGCTGCTTGAGTCGCCATTACATTACCTTGAGAAGCCTCTCTTACCTTTTGCAATTCAAACTCTTGCATCTTCTCTCTACGCTTCTTAATCTTATACGCAAGTATCATTGATGCCATTTTTAAATTACGGCAACTCATTACAAGTATTTTATCTTCCGGCTCAATTAATCCTTGAGAATCTCTAATATTTAATTCTTGTATTAATTGTTGTCTTTCGTAATCAGACGGGCTATCTTCAATAAATATACCAAATTCATGAATAGATATATTAGGATTGATTTGGAAAAACTTAACAGTTTCCGTACCTAATGCTCTACCATAACCTTCTACCTTACCTAATTTAACAGCTATTTGTACTTTTGCAACAATAGCGTCTGCAACATTTTGCACTAATTGTTTGTCTGCAAAACTTAATAAGTATAAAGCATTATTAGTACTTTCCATTGCAGCATTTGCAACTGGAACTAATGTTTTTGAATTAGGAGTAGAGCCATCGGTCAATTCATTTAATCCTGATATTTGACGCATCATATCAATAGTGTTTTGCAACTCTTGATACAATTGACCAAATACAGCTAATTGACCTGAAGCTTCAATGCTTACTGGCTTGTAGTTTGGATTTTGACTTAATAAATCAGTTGAACGATAAGGTACAACAAAATTAGAAAATATAAAATCCATAACCTTTGTTGGGTTCATCTTATCTCCACCACCTCCAAAATCAACACCTTCTAATGCGTTTAAATCTATATTTATTAAATACGGAATTAATTTATTAGACATATTTTGAAGCCTGAACCAAGCTAAACACGCTTTATCTTCTAACGGAATTAATCTTTCTGTAATACCTGCAAAACGCATCTTATAGAAATTCCATGAGTATAATTGGATGTTTAATTTTGTATCCCACCAAGACGAAGGTTGTCTAATTTGATTTTCAGACATACCCCAATCATACATATAATCAGTTTGAATTAACCATTTACACTTATAAACAACCTTTTTAGTAACAGGCATATATACAGGCTCGGCTTGTCCTTTGCTCTTTGAGTCAACTAAACTAGGTACAGAACCTGCGTAGTCAAACTTTTCAATCGTTCCCTTCTCATTGACCGCCAAATCCATCTTGCTTGAATCCTGATACTTTGTTTTACCAAAGCGAGCATTACCTCTGTTATCTATTTCTTCTTTATAAGTGTAATCATTCCATGATAGGAATTCAAAATCTAAAATAAGCACCTTAAAACGATTCCAATACTTTGAATAGTCTGTGCCATACATAAAGTTAGATGGGTTACCAAAGCGTCCGGCTACAGATTGAACTATCAAATTTAATTGGTCGGGGGAAAAATAAGGTGCCAAGTCCCCTACATATACTTCTCTAACTTCTCCGAAATGTACTAAATCGGAAAAGTCATTTTTTGCGCAATATGATAATACTAAATTTTCAGGATTAACCTCTCTTACATTCACCGCACCATTCTCATCTATATATTCAGTATATCCACCAATACCAAAATCAAATAAATTTTCAATAGTTCTTTTTCTTTTCTCGTCAAATTTATTTTTATACATCGTCAAAGCGATAGCACATTCTGCTTCCATTGCCATAACATGTTTGTAACCAAATTGTTGCTCCATTAACAACTGCTCCATATCTTCAGGCTCACCTTCCATTGGTTTCAAAACAGGGCTATTAGCCAATTCTTCATTACCTGCCTTTATTGCAGCCTCACGCATCATCACTTTAACTTTCATTTCATTAAAGCGCTCGTCTTCTTCACTTTTAGCTAAAGGGTCAACTGCAAATGCTTGCAAATCATAACGCCTTTGAACAAGTTTTGAAATAGCTATCTCTCTATACTTTGTTAAAAATGATGGTGGAGTCCAATCCGTATTAAGCCATGTCTTATCTGTTTGCTCATCTACATTTAAAAGTTTTTTATACTTTGTAGTGCTTTGTCTTCCTAATGCATACTCTCTTATTTCATTCATTTTAGACTGACCAAAGTTCAACATATTATTCGGCACATAACCACGGGAATCACCCCATGCCGCTTTGCAATATTGAAGTATCCAGTCATATCCTTTTTCCCTTGGGTCAATCTGTTGATTAGGGTATGTATTTGTAGCTTGTTGCATTAACTAAATAAAATTTATTACCAAAATTAATTAAAAGTAAATAAAAAAAACAAAATATATTTTATTAATTAAATTAATATAATTCTCTTCCTATCAAAAGGTCATCGTAATTCATTTCCATTTTTGTATTATAGGAAAATCCATTGTGCTGAATTGCTATAAAAGGGCTAGATACATAATACTTTCCAAGACCTGCCAATGCCCTGTCAATGTGAGCATCATCCGGTAAGGATAAGTAAGTTTCATAGAATTTTTTATTTACAATGTAGCAATGAAATCCGGAAAACTCTTTTACTGAATTATCCTTTAAAATCTCTCCTAAATAAATACCACTTAAATATACATCAAAATCTTCAGGTTTATGCTCTAAAAAATAAGAAAAACTATTTTTGTTAGTAAAACGAACATCGTCTTCCATTATGCATATTTCAGGCAAATTATTATCTAAAGCATACCTGACGCATTGTTTGTGTGCTAAATTTATAGCTTTCTTAACCGAATGACTATCATGAACTGCCGGAAAAAATTTAAAATCTCTTATGCCTTGAGTCTTAAATTCCTGCATTAACATATCAAATCTAGTAGCTGAATCAAAATTATGGATTACTGCTATTTGCATTTAGAATGTTTTTAATCTTGTTAAAAGCCCCTTCGTATGTATAATATTCATTGTATATCTCCTTGATTTTTAACTGCTTATCTACTATCTGTAAATCAGTGTAGCTTTTTAAAATTTCCTCTATTTTAATTGAATCCTTTTCTTCTATTATAATTCCATAGTCTTCAAAATTAGCATCAAAGCAACTAATAAATTCATCTGAAATATATACAGGGATGGTTTCGTATTGCATACATTCTGCTATTCTAAAACTATTCAATCCATACCCCCTTGGACATAATCCGAATAATGAATGAGAGATTATATCGCAAAATGATTGTATGTCATGCTGCTTATCGGAAATATAAAAATCCTTATTCTGTATGTTAAATACATTTTCCCTAATTGGATGCGTATGTGTACCAATAAATGATGCAAATATTGACTTGCTATGATTCCACTCGTATGAATGTGGCTTACACAATAAAGGAATTTCAACCCCCGTCTTCTTGCTCATACTGAAAACTAAAATATCTAAATCTTTAAAATCAGTCATTACCCCGTCATCATATTGGCAAATAGTCCAATATTTTAAATCTTTAGGCAACTTATCTACATAGTCTTGTAATTGCTTTCTTGCTACAGGATTATTACCATAATTATTATTTACATGATATGCTGTCCATTGAATTGGAAGGTAATGCCTTTCAGTGTTTGGGATATGCTCGTGTGAAACCCAATCTTCAAATATAATATCATTTTCCCAAGGATATATTGTATTTATTGTTGGAGTAAATTCTTCTGGTATGTGTATCATATTTTGTATTTACGGATATATAATGCATCTGTCCACGTTTCGGCTACCCACTCCCCCGTTTCAACTCTTTCAAATCCTCTTTGCAACATGAAATAATCAAGCTCCTCTATCAACATGCACCCCTTATACGTTTCTTTCATATTCACCTCAAGCAATGCGTAGTCAATATTTTTAATCAAATCGCCCATCCCTTCTATTGCTAAATGCTCCGCACCTTGTAAGTCTACATTCAGAAAATTAATAGTAGATACATCTACATCTTTTAGCAATGTATCTACCCTTTGCGTTTTCATAGCTATTTGCTCTATATAATGCACTTCCGGATGAATCAATGCATGAACTCCTAATTCTAAAATTGATGAACTTTGACTTTCATTATTTGATACATTGAATACAACTTCATCGCCATCCACATTACTCAAGCAAGCATTATATGCTGTTTGTTGTGGGTATGGTTTTATATTATGCTGGAGGTCTAAATAAACTTTAGGTATAGCCTCTACCCATATAACTTTCCCCTTGCAATAATTGTCATAGGCATCTCTTTCCTGTCCGGTAGAAGCTCCTAAATGCAACACCCCGTTTATATCTAACTTATGCTTGTTGACTAAATAGTCAAATGAAATCATCATATACTTGCGTTTTTATTAACTTGATTATCTATCCAAACATATAAATTTTCTAACCCTGTTTTTAAAGGCTTTGATGGTCGCCACCCTAAAACTTCTTGTATTAACTCATTATTTGAATTTCTTCCTCTTACGCCTATTGCGTTAGATTCTATATTTTTAATTTTTATATTTTTACCCGAAATGCTAATTACTAATTTAGCTAAATCGTTAATAGATATAATTTCATCAGAACCAATATTAACTGGTTTTCTATAATCAGATTCAAGCAATCTCATCACACCTTCTATACATTCATCTATATATAAAAAAGACCTTGTTTGTAAACCATCTCCCCATATTTCTATTTCCCCTCCATCTTTAGTTTCGCATACTTTTCTAGTAACAGCGGCTGGAGCTTTTTCTTTACCACCAATCCATGTACCATCTTCTCCAAATATATTATGAAATCTAGCTATTCTTATATCAAGACCATAATTTCTATGAAAAGAATCAAATAGTATTTCGCTAAATATCTTTTCCCATCCATACGGGCTATCTGGGTTAGCTGGGAAACAATCGCTTTCTTTTAAACCTTTGTTATCTGTAGACTCTTGTATTTCTTGCGGATATGCGCAAGCGCTTGATGAAAAGAATAATTTTTTAACGCCACATTTGGAAGCATAAAATGCAATATTTAAATTTACCAATGCAGAGTTATGCATAACATTTGCATCATTATCTCCTGAAAAAATATACCCTGCACCCCCCATATCCGCCGCCATTTGAATTACTAAATCAAATGCATTATCCTTATCTAATAAATTATGTTGTTTAGGCGACCATAAAACCCTGCTAACTAATTGCTCATCTCTTAAATCCCCAGCGATAAATTCATCTGCTTTTGTTTCAGAATGTTCTGGGTATTTCAAATCTACGCCTCTAACCCAATAACCATCTTTTTTTAATCTTTTAACCATATGGCTACCTATAAATCCACCTGCGCCACAAACTAAAGCTGTTTTCATAATTATTTATTTAATTTTAAATACCATTGTTTCTTAAACCACCATAATCCCCAATTATTCAAAGTATCTTCTGAATGTAAAATATCTTCGGGATTAAAAGTTTGCCCATCTAATTCATCTCTTAAAAAAACTTTAGGAACTACTTCGTCAACCGCTCTCATTACTTCAGGAGCATTGTAATCATGCCCTGCTAATATGTTTTCATCTTTTACCTTTGGATACCAAGCTCTTATTTCTTTTTTAGTTTCCTCGTAAGTATGTGACGAATCAATGTAACAAAAATCAAGATAACCATCATTAAATAATTTTACAGCCTCTAAACTTTCAAATGGAACTACTTCAATAAACTCCCCTAATCCGCTTTTTATAATGTTTTGGTAGATAGTTTTCATTTGCAAATAACCACCATAATCCATATTATCAACCATATACAGCTTAAACTTTTTACCAAGTCGGTTTATCTCTTGTGCTAAATAAATGGCACTATCGCCATTAGCAACACCAACTTCACAAACTTTGCAATCGTCAGGAAGCTCTTTTGCAATTCCTTGGTAGAAATGCTGAAAATCAAACATAATTAATTCACTCATAATTTTATCCATTCAGGTTTTACAATATCGCTTGTATCTAATCCGCACCATCCTTCGCTAAACCAAAATTGCGGGAATATTACTTTTTTATTTTTGTTTCTGTTTAAATAAGCTCCCCACCAACTAAATGTAGACGGGCTACATATTTGATGCTCACACCAACTCATTTCTATTAAATCACTTTGTTCATCTGTGTTTCCAGAGTATTCGCAATCATTTCTATGGGCAAACTTTTTTTGACACCAAGCTATATCATCTGAAAAAAACTTAAATTTATAATCAGGAAACATAGCCATTGCCTTCTCGTACCATTCTACCGTTACCTCTGGATGCTTTTGTCTTAATTCAACATAATCCCCTCTTCTTACATGACAAGCAACAACACCTACATTTGGTGTGTGTTTAAAATTCAAAAGATACAATACTTCACTTCTGTATTCATCAAAATATTTTGCAGTTTGTCGGTATCCTTCTACAATAATATTTTTATCTCTCCAAGATTCTTCAAATGGCAGCTCCTCGTAAGAGTGTTTACCTTCCCATAATTGTATTTTCTCTAAACTTGGATTATATGTATTATCAATTAAATGATGACAATAAATAGGACTCCATTTTGGATTGCTTGTTTCTAATGGGACTGTAAATTCTAAATCATGTTTTATAGCATAAGCTATGGCTGTCGCACATTCAAATAAAAAATTACCCATTCTCCCTGCGTTTGTAAAAGATACCATAAGTAAAATTAATTAATTTAATTTAATTTCCTAATCTTTTCTATTAATATTTCTCTAAAATCACCTGTTCTTTGAACATTATTTATATAGTGAGATTGATTGTGAACTAAATGCTCATACCTTAACCCGTGAACAATATGAATATACTTACCTGACATTAGCCAATTATAATTTTGGAATAAGCTATCACTTGTTACGGGGTCTGTTGTAGCATCCCAAACATCACAATAAGCATTTTTGTTTACAAAATAATTCATACAATTTAAGCAAGTTTCAAACATTGGCTTATCTATATATTCTTTTAAGTTGTCTTTGCTGACTATTAAATTTGAATACTCTGTATAATTAAATGTTGGTTTTGCCCAATCTGGAGCTAAAATCATATCTTCCGCCCATTCTTGTTCAAAAATCTTATCAAGATATAGTGTATCTATTTGATTATCAGAGTCTAATATAATGCAATAGTTGGTAGGGGATAAGCTAATAGAAACATACTTATTAGCATAACAATCTCTATTAGTCAAATTTCTATATAATTTAACTTTAGATAATTTATCGCACTCTTCTTTTAATTTGTTATAAATATGCTCATCGCTTGCATCATCTACGATAACAATAGCTTCTACCCTATCATCATTGTAAACTTCCTTAAAACTATTTAATGTCATTTCTACTCTATTCCAAGTAGGTATGCAGATTGATAATGTTCTCATGGTTGTATTTCTCCTAGTTTTTGATAATATCTATTTTCTATGAATGGTCGCCAGTCTATAAATTGACCGCCTATATCAGACATCCCTTCTTTCTGTGTGCAAAGTAACGGATATGTTATGTAAGTCTGTCCGATTGGTTGAATTTTTTCTACTATGCAATTATCTATTGGAGCATATAAGCCTTGCGCCAATATCTCTTTCATCCCCTGCAATGACAAAGCCCATGCGTGGGTTGCAAAAGCCTTCTCTACTCGTAATAAATTAGGGGAAGTTCTGGCTCTAAAACCACCAGTAACTTGCGCTCCTAATAGTAATATATGCCAAGCTTCGGGTAGTTGTTTTACTACCTTTTCCATTGTTTCATTAGGATTGCCACACGATTCAACAAACATTGCGTCATCTTCAAAAATCAATACCGAATCCCATTTGTTTTCAATTGCCTTTTCAAAAATACCCTGCACCGTAAGGCGTAATCCTTCTGCTCCCTTTTCATGCTTAATAGCATTAACTAACTCATATGGGATACCCCACTTATCTAACTCGCCCGCTATGTCTAATAATCTATCAGTCCTTTCGGGTAAATTTATAACGAATATTTTCGTAAAAAAGTCTGTCCAAGCCATTATGCTATTTTTGTTTGTTTAAAAAAGTCTGTTATCTTAATTCTATCTTCTGACTTCTTGAAAATTGCTCGTTTAAAATAGTCAGCAACAAGCGTCCATCCTCCTCCCATTACAAGGTCACTTACTTCGGTTTCATTCACATTGAATTTAAGAAGCCCATCGTACTTGTCATCTATTAATTCCGGATATATTAATTTACCTTCCTTGCCATGCGTTAATATATACTGCTCCCATAGGTTTACCATAAGTGCTTTATTATCAGCATTAGGGTCAATACCATAATTTGCTTTATCGGGCAATCTCATTAGAAAAGCTTCGCAGTTATTATCTATAAAAAACTTACGCAAGCCGCCATCCATTTTAGCCTCTATCAATATCTGTCCGCCATAAGCAAAGCATTGTAAAACCATATCCATATGGAATAACTCTACCATTCTAGGTCTTGCGTGATACTTGCTAACAAACATCATGTTATATACAGGGTCATTGTTGCCTATGTCATATCTATTTAGTACCAAGCTTGTGGCTTTAGAACCTTCGCCATATTCCACAACTGAATTCTGAAAAGGGTCACATCCCATAATAAATTGAACAGGATTTTTAGGTAAAAACAAAGACCCCCTAGTTATGTATGTTTCACCTTCAGGTCGCTTAAAGTTTTTGGCTATAGTCCATCTACCATTTTCTTTTGTCGTAGGATGCCATTCAGCCTCTGTAAAAGGCTTGCCATCTTTCCACATCCAATTGCCATATTCCAATACTTCCTTTTCGTTTATTTTAGATATTTCATACAAATCGTTAAGTAATACAGCATCAAAATGACAATTATTATTCCGAAGCATAAACATCTCCCTTTCATCAAAAGGGTTCATCCTTATCTCTTCCTCTAATTGTACGCTTTCTAAAATCTTTCTTTTTTCTTTTAAATATTCTTTTGCGCCTAATTTAATATCTTCTTCATTAAGGTCACCTGCGCCTACATAATTATCAACTAAAAATTTATATTGCTCTTCGTTTGGCGGGTCAATGACACTCATCCCGTATCTATCTATAAAACCCAAGTACCCGTCATAAGCCGGAGAAAAATATTTAGCAAGTCTATTAGGAGTTTTTGAGTATTTAGTATGGTCTGCGTTATCCCAAACAATCTTAAATTCTTCTCCTCCACTAGTCATTGAATTGGATGTTGATGGACATTCTATAAATCCTACCCTTTTAGCACCCTTTACAAGTGTCTTGCTTACAATTGATATAAATGTCGAGAATGGGTTTTCTTTTGCCCATTTTCCGCCTTCGTCAAACAATCCACGACTTAACCTTCCGGAGTCATAAGAGTTCAAGGAAGGCGCTCTATAATCGATTTTAGACCTATGTCCGGTATCTGTGTCAATTGTACTTCCTTTTCCACCTTTTACCTCTACAGACTTATGCGCAAATACAAGTTCACTTACGCTGTCTTTGTTGTTTAATTGCTTTGGTTTTAAGAACACGGGCAACTGCCTGTATCCAAAAGAAATCATATTTGTAAATGCAGCTTTGGCATCTATCTGCGTTTTGCTTGTTAATCCGCAAAAGCTATTTTTATAGAAGATACACTCATAAACGATATTTGATGTCGCCTGCGAGGTTGCACCCTCTCTACGCTTTTTACCTCTAACAACACCTAGACACCAAGGAGTCTTTTCCCAATGGTCTAGAAACAAAAAATAACGCCTATCTGCATCCCTGAAATCACCATAAATATCATCCTCTAGCTTCCACCATTGAAGATAAAAATAGTGTTTACCTGTAAGAAAAGTTGGCACTCCATTATTATAAAACCAAAACCCTTTTCTACATCTATCTACCTCTCTTGCTGCAAAATCAGATTGCTCTAAATCCAATAGCGCATTACCTTCTTTATCGTATTCTACCGATTCAAAAAATTTAGGCAATTCTTTTCTTCTCCAATACTGCTCATTAGCAATATCAGTTCCCCAATTTTCAACCTCATCAGGGACGGGAGGTAGATTAATTTCTACCCCGTATATTTTTATTTTATCAAACATTATTTTCTTGACTCTGCTATAGTTTCAACAAATGGTTTTTTGACTATATCTTTCTGCTCATCTCCGGTAACACCAGCCGAAATTCCCAACTCTTTTATAGCTGCGGAAATACTAGCGCTGTCGTTCCAGATAACTTTTAGTCTTTCAAATGTTTTGTCTTTAGGGTCATCAAGTAACAAATTGCTTATATTGGTTTTATTCAATAAATCAGCCATCTCATTCGCCTTCCTATTTAAAGCGTAAAATAATTTGGCTGCGCCATTTTGTTCATAAAGTGAAAGTTTGTGTTTTAGTTCTTCTAGTGTTTCCATGTTTCATTTTTAGTTATTTTTCCTCGTCCTCTTCTTCGTTATTTGAATTAAATTTTGATTTAGATTGTGTTGTTGCTTGCCTTTTTGCTTTTATAATAGCTGCTGTAATTTCTTCAGGTGTTGACTGTGTAATAGGCACATATTTTTCTGCCCTACTATCATATATACCTTCTTGGTATAATTTGGTAATTTTTTCTTCAATTAATTTATCACGCATTTCGGCATATTCCTTAAACTCTTTCATGGTCATCCCTTTCTTAATTGTTTCAGGATTTACATCATCACTATTTTTAGCTCTTTCTATAATTTCTTCCATAGGCTTCATATTCTTATCAGAATAATAACTACCAAAACCTATTCCCAAAATATTTGGCATTAACACAGTTAATAAAGAAACCATCCCATCTTCTTTAAATGCATTGTAAACATCATCTGCATACATAGGATATATTTTGACTATTTCCATTGGGTCAAAATCTTCACCTATTGTATTCTTACCAACAAATGCATTTACTCCATAAGACCAGTTTGGAGCTAATTTATTTCTAAAAAATCTAACAGCACTGCTCAAAGCAAAATCACGAGATTTAGCAGTTTCAAAATTGCTTTTATTTTTATTAGCTGCATTAACTCCATATTCAAGTATTCTTAAAAATGTTCTAATATACGAAGCTTGTCCAGCAGTAAAGTCATACACTTTCTTGCCAAACCTAACTTGTAAAAATTCAGGGTCATCAGGGTCCATTGATACAGCACCGCCTGCTGCTGCCAAAGCTAATGTTGACATAATTACAGTAGAAGTATATGCTGCCATATCTTTCATTGCCATCTTCCTTACTTCTGGAGGCATTTTTGCATAGTAAACTGGATTTAAAGTATTAAAATTTGCTGCCATCAATCTAGCACCATAAAATATAGACCCCGCCGCTCGCTTTCCTTCAGGTGTTTCTAAAATCTTTAACATATTTCCACTACCGGTACTATTCATTACAAATTTAGCCATTGCCTCATATTCTTTAGGGTCACTTTCTCTTGTAATGCCTCTACTTAATAAAAATTTCTTATTTTTTTGATAAAGCTCATATCGGGCGACATTCATAGAAGCATCAGCTATTCTTTGAGATGCAATCATTATATTTCTAATAATAGGTATTTTATAAACAATATTTTGAGGGTTTGTAAATTCATTTGTATTTTTAGAATCAATTGCATTTAATTCATTAAATCTAATACCATCTTTCACCATTTCTTTATAATCAGGTGATTGCTCTATTCCATACATTAATCTATCATAATTCTTTTGACTAAATATGGATTGAGAGCCTGCATATATGAATTTTGAAGCAATATCCCACTTTGTAGGATTTAATGTCAATTTTGCTAATTGTCTAAACCAAATAGAAGCATCAATAGAAGTTTGAACTATTCTCCTTATTCCCATTGTATTTTCTACAAAATCCCATGCTTTTTGCCACCATTTCAAGTTTCTTTTTTGCTCATTATATCTTTCTACAGCAAGTGCTTTTTCAAGCTCAATGACTTTATCCATTTTTTGCTTTGTCTTTTTAGACATTGTATATTTAGGAGTCTCTTTTGCTTGTTTATCGTAATTCTTATTTTTTAAATCACTTTCTAATTGTTCAATTTTTTTATCTAAAAATTTTTGTCTTTTATCATTATATTCAGTATCTGTTAAACTTTCTTTAAAAGCTTCGCTAACTCCTTCTTCTTCTAATTGTTTAACCTTATACAACCTCTTTACCTCTTTTATTTTATCTTCTAATTCTTTAATCCTTTGTCCTTTTTCTTGAATTTGAGCTTCAGATTTAGCTGCCTCTTGACCAAGTCTTGCTTTTTCAAGTAAACCTAATAATTCAGCTTCTCTGCGCAACATTCTAATACCTGCACTTATATCGTTAGCTGTTTTCTTTTTAAGATTGTATTTACCTGCAATCACATCTAATACATCTCTTTTTGTTAATCCTTCAATTAGTCCAGAAAATTCTTTATGAACTTCGGTAACAATATCATCTAATTTAGAAACACCTTCAGCAAATAAACTTTTAACATATTTATTCATATGAGGAGCTACTGCAAATAATTGAGGCAACCCCGGCGCAGAAGCCATTAATCCGCCACCACCTTTATTAACTTTTTTTACGGCTTCTTTTGCAGCAGCTAATGCATCTTTTCTTTCTTTTACAAATTCTTCGTGAGATTTTTTAGCTTTTGTTTTACCCTCTTCTTTTAATTCCATTTCAACTGATGCTGCCAATTGTTCTATAATATCATTAGCAGCAGATTCTTGTAGTTGTTCCTTTGCTTCTTGTATTTTTTCAAATCTAGCAGTTTCTTCTATCATCATTTTAGGAGTCAATGGATATCCCTTATCTTCTTGTCTACTTAATAAAAAGTTTGATAATGTGTTAGCTTCGTTAAGCTTTTTTATTATTTTTAAACTTTCTAATGCCTTACCAGTTTGAGATGCACTTTGTTGAAATATATCAGCAAATTCAGTAATCTTGGCTAATAATTCTGCTGAAGGATTATTTTTTAATTCCAAATCTAATGCAGCTCTATATTCAGCCATAAATGCATTTTCGTAATTAGTTAAAATCTTTCCTAATTTTATTTTATCATACAAAGATTCAACGCTTACGCCTTTTTTAATCATCTCTTGAGCTGCCTCTCTTAACATTTCATGAGTTTCAAGAGGTAATCCTTTGTATGGTGGAAGCCCAAGACTTTTTCTTAATTCACCTATATCTGCTGCTGTTATTCTAACATAATCCACATCACCATTATCCAATCCTACATTTTCAATTTCTTCTGGGATTTCCGTAGTACTTTCGGGCTGTGTTGCTTCTGTGCCTGCACCCTCTTCGGTAGTTGTTTCCCCTTCGACTCTTGGTTCCATTCGTTTACGTCCACCCCCTGATTCTCCATCTTCTCCTTGTTTTGGTTGAAGTATTTTCTCTGTGCTTCGCTCTTGTACGGCATCTTTTATATTTTTAAATGTTGGTAAATCAAATTCTGACTTTGCGATTTCAATTAAATCCTGTTCTGTAAAATCAAGTTCATCTATCGCTTTTTTATCTTCTTCATTTTTTAAATTATCCTTTATGAAATTCTTTTTATTTTTAAAGCTTTTTATTCCTTTTAGCTTATCAACTGCTGCTACTTGTTCTTCTTGACTAACAATATCTGCAACTACTTTTTTAGAAAATTCATCTAATGTCATATTAGATATTTGTTCAGCATTCATATTTTTAATTCCAAAATGAATTGCAATTGTATCCCATAAATCTTTTAACCATTGTTTAAAATCAGCTTTTTGTGCAGCAGTTACAAATTTTTCTCCATTATCACCTATAGCTTTTGCAAGAGCTTCTGATTTAAAATAATTTTCTCTTTCTGATTCAGGCAATTTAGATGCATTTTCTTGGTAAACTGGATTATTCTTAACATTGGAAAGATATTTAGAACCTTCTATTTTAGCCATCCCAGCATCATGCAAATCTTCTCTATTTTCTTTAGCCCAACTTAACCATAAATGACCTGCTTCATGGAATGGAGTATTACCATTCATTACATCAGCATTTAATACAATTTTGCCATTTTGCTCAAAACCATAAATCGTTCCTGTAGCATCTGTCATCATATTAACACCACTAGGATGTTCAGAAGCTGGTTTAACAACTCCTTTAGCCATCCCAATTTGATTACTACCAAATTTGCCCGCACCTCCCTTTTTATCTACAGCATTGTTATTTGCATCATTTAATATATCTGTAACGTGTTGAGATTCTTTTAATACATTTAATACCGGTTTAACTTTATTGCCATTTTCATCAAATTGTTGCAAATGAAATGGATAACTTTCATGACCTTCTTCTTTACCACTTAAATCAACAACTTTTACTGGATGTTTTATTTCAATAGTTGCATATGCTTCACTATTTTTTACTCCAACGGTCATGTTGTCTGATAATAAATGACCAATAGCATCAATTATACCTTCTTTAGCAAAACTAATCTCTCCTGTTTTTCTTTCTGTTGATTGTGGTAAAGCTTCAGTATTAAGTAATTCTCTTATTTTACCAATATTCTCCTTGGCGCTTTTGCTATTTTTAGCTAAATGGTCAATAACATCTTGTACAAAAAAACCTCTTTTTGAAAATGTAGAATCATTTACACCAAAGAATTTTTTAGATATATCATCGTGAATAGCTTTAGCATCTAATCTACCATCAAAATCTATATTATATTTTTTACCAACTTCAGTTAATGCTTTTCTAAAATCAGATAAAGAAACTAATTTTTTATCTACAAAATATTCTAAAACTTTCATTGCAGCTTTAGCACCTGTATGAGATGTTAAAGATTTTGATAAATCCCCTTTTGTAACAACAACATGAATTGTACCATTTCCACCAGCATCGATGTCCTTTTGTCTTGCTTCATTTATATATTTAGCCAAAGTATTAGCTGTAGCATTATCGGAAGATGCCCATACATCACCAAATTTAGTAACAAAGTTTATACCACCATTACCATCTACAATCGGTTTACCATTTTTTGTAATAACTTCTCCCGTAAGCATATTATCAGGATTGATAACTACTACTGGTTTTCCTTCTAATCCTTTTATGTCAAAATTTAATTTAACAGTACCATCATCAATTAATTTTTTCCATTGAGGTGATTCTTCAAATCCTTTTTTCTCAAACCCGCCCCAAGATTGCAAATTAGCCCCACCTGTTTTAATAGCATCTTCTAATGCTTTTGCAAAGTTTTTACCCTTTAATACACTTATTTTAGCTTTATCACTTAATTTTTGAATACCCTTTCTTATTTTATCAACTATAGGATTATATACCTCTTTTGGTATTTCAACAGGTTTTGTTTCTTCAGCTACTTCAGTTGGTTTATAAGCCAATAATTGGTCAGGAGTGTAACTCCTTAACATTTCAACAGAAGTGACTTCTACAGGTTCTTCATCTTGTTCTGTTACTGCAAATATTCTTTCTCCATTACTACGTCTTCTTTCAGCTTCTAATGTGCTTCCTATTGGTTCACCTTTTTCTTCTAAATCAAGTGGTATTTCTACTACTTCAACTGGCTCAACTTCTTCTTTTACTTCAACAACTGGTTCAACAACTGGTTCAACATTTTCTGTTGGTTGCATGGGTTCTTCAACAACTGTTGTTTCTACTTCTGCTTTAGGCTCATTTTTACTTTTTTCTTTCAAGTTTATTTGATAAGCTATATCTTCAGCTATACTTCCCTTAAATGTTCTTTTTTTACCATCAGCTGTTTCTAGATTAACGGAAACTATATTTCCATTTTCATCCTTATTAATTGCTTTTAATGGATTTGAGTATCTGTTTATATAAGGCTTTTGTCTTACATTTATATTCCCTTTATCGTCAACTGAAACCAAAGACTCATCGTATTTAACATCAAATTCAGATGCTGGTTTCTCTTGTATTTCAGATGCTTTGCCTATTTCATATTTTTCTCCTGAAGTCTCGTTCTCAAATACAATGCTATCCCCATCCTGCAAGAAAGTTCCTTTTTGTCCTTTGTATGTACCTTTTTTATCTACAACTTCACCTATTGTAATATCTTTTTCTACTGGCGGATTTATAGCCTCTATAAAAGATGCTTCTGTACCCATTTCATCTTCAGCAATTTCTCCTGTTTCCTTGTACTGTTGCGCTCTCTTGTATAAATCAGGTAGGTAATTAGGGTCGCTATCTATTTTCTTATTAAATTCTTCAAATGTATCAGGAAAATCAAATTCTGGATTATTTGATTTAACACCATATAATATATCAAATTGCTCTACTCTTTTGCGTCTATTTTCATCAACAGGAGCTTTCTTTCTGCTATCTTCTTTCTTAATTGCTTTAGCTAAATCATAACGAGCTTGACTTATTTGAGTTTTATCTCCATTTTCGTCAACTTTATAATAAGTAGTTTCTTCTCCTTTTTTACCATCTCTTTTAACATATCTTGGCTTCTTTCCTGTTGCAAGACCTTCTAAATAATCGCCCGTTTCATCTATTTTAGCTTGTATTAAATCAATTTGGTCTTGCTTTTCTTTTCTAAAGATAGGGTCAACTTCCATCATCTCTTCACGAGCTTTTTGCAAATCTTGTTGTAAGCTATTCCTTTGAGAAATACCACCTATAATTTTATACTTATCTTCTTTTGATACTGTTGTAGGAATCTTCCCTGCAATTTCTGCGTATTGTTGTGCTGTAATGCTTGCAGCTTCTGCTTCTTCTGGAGTTAAATTACCTTCTTCTACTTGATTGCTGATTTGGTCTTGTATATTCTGTAAATCAGTGGTAACTTTTTTGTTACCTGTAGATTGATTAAATTCATTTTCTGTAACTTCTTTATCATCAACATAAAACTTCTTTTCACCTGTAGCGTTTGCAACTTGTTGTCTAATTGCTTTATCTGTGCTATTTAAACCTTGTAATCCACCACCCATTACACCACCCATTGCGCCACCAACAACAACATTATTTACAACATTTTTCCAAAAGTTTTTATTTATATCCTCTTCGTTAAAAACTTCATTTTTTGCTATTTTATTAGTTATTAATTTTACAGCATCGGAACCAGCTTGTTCTAGCCCTTCTGTAGTTCCTTCTGTAACGGCAGCTTCTGCTCCTTTTATACCTGCGCTTTTTAATTTAGTAGATAATGTAGATACTTTTTTAAATACCTCCCTTTCAATATCTTTCGCAGTAGCTTTAACCCCTTTTTTAACTTGCTCTTCTATAACCTCTTTTGCAATTTTATTCTGAATATTTTTAGCTAAACCTGTATTTTTTAATATTTTATCTATAGAAAATTTATTTAACCCAGCCATAATTGTTGCTTGAACAAATAAATATCCTACCTTTTGCGTATCAGACAGCTTATCGCTAACTCCGCTTTCTTCTAATTCTTTTGCATTATCATTAATTGATTGTAAAACGAATGTCGAACCACCGGACGCACCGCCTGCAGCCGCCTGCAGCACCGTTTTTGGCGCTTGAAAAAGTACACCTCTAGCGTCCTCCCAATCCAATCCACTAAATAAACCACCTCCCTCTTTAGGAGTAACGTCAACCGCTCCTTGCTGTTGTTCAAATTCTTTACTAGAACTAATCCAATCTACTCCCATTGGAGTTATTAATGGGAAGCCTTTTTCTATTCTAGCATTTTCTATAATATCAGTAATCTTTTTCCTGTCTGCTTGAGCATTTGCAACCCTTACATTCAAAGGCATATAAGGTTGAGCGGCAAGTATATCAGCCATATAAACACCACCACCTATAATTGACGATAAGCTTCCAACTAATGCTTCGTTATATATTCCAGCTAAATTGCTACCTTTAATTTTATCTTTCTGAATAGCTTTACCTATTGGACTTTTATATCCAATAGTAGCCACTTCTTCTCCTATATCAAATTTATCTTGAGATGGTAATGGTGTAACCGAATATCCTGAACGTGTAGGTTGGTCTTTTTTTTTTACATCTTCATCTAACGTAAACCCACTTGGCAATTTTATATCTGTGTCCAAAGATTCATCTAACGTAAATCCTTTAGGCAATTGTATTTTATCGTTATCTGGCATTATTGTATTTTTTTACCGTTTGCATCAAACCAATTTACACCATCTTGTGAAAATATCTTAATTCCACCTTTCCCTGTTGCTGTAAATTTAGCATTATTTTTTGTTTCTAAATCGTTTAAATTTTGAATTTCAGAAGCAGTTTCACTACCTGAAATTTTTTGATAGGCTCCTTGTAATTTAGATTTAAAATTTTTATCTTTTACATCTAAAGTTTCAGATTTTTCACCATCTTTATCTTTATATCCAATTGTAATTTGAGAAACCTTACCGTCTTTATCTTTAACTACTTTTACTCCGTTATACTCATACTTACCTCCTTTTAACCCATAAAACTTATCAAAAGCAGTTGTTATATCATCTTCATTACCAGAAAGGCTCGCATTTTTTAACGTATCAAGGTATTTACCAATAATAACAGCTCTTTTTTCTCCTTCTGTTGCTCTTGGACCAGCATATGATGGAGGAGGATTGTATGATGTTTCAGATAGACCCACAAATCCTTGTGTATCTTTCTTTTTTAAATAGTTATATAAAGCATTTCTATTAGCAAAATCTTTTTCTTGTGGGCTAAATGTTTTGTACTCTTCTGGAGTAAATTGCTTTTGTGCTAATGAAACAATTTCAGATTTAGCATTATTCCCACCTTCTGTTAAAAATTTATCATATGCTCCTTGAGGAACCATATCTAATGGCTTATCAACTCCCCTTAATGAATTAGCAGGCAATGGTTCATTTGCTATTTCAACTCCTCCATATGTCAAAGATGGAATCTTTCCACCTTTTTTTATAAATCCGCTAGGTTCAACTTCAAATGTTGGCTTATTCCAAAAACCCATTTTACCTGAAAATGTAGTATATGCTTGAGGAGTACCAAGTTTAGCCTCTATATTACGAGAAGATTCTTTACCTGATATTACTTTATCTAAAGTATTATATTCTGTAATATATTTGGATAAATTTTCAGGATTTGATAATTCAGCAATAAGCGCAGAATCTTCTACTTGATTTGGGTCAACAAATTGCCCTTCTTTAATTCTTCTATTTCTAACATCCGATTTTAAATCATTTTTAAGTGCAGCCACGTCCACTGAAGGATTGTTTTTTGCTACTTGATTTATAATTTCATCAATATTATTATGTTCTAAAATAAATGTATTTGATGCTCTTGTAATACCCTTCATCCCATCATTTATTTCAGTTTGCAATGCAATAGGGTCATACCCTTTGTTATTATTTATTTTGGATATTAAATTAGATTGCAGCTTTGATACAGCGTCTTGTGACACCATATAAGCTTGTTCATCAGCGGGCATCCTATCTAATCTAACTCCAGATTGAATCATTGCCATACTTCTTTGCCTTTCCGCTTCTAACTCTTTGGCTTTTCTTTCCTCTGCTTGTTTATTTCTAAAATTAGCTTGTTCTAGTCTTTGCCCAAATCTTTCTTCTTGAGCAGTTGCAGCTTGCAAAGCTTCGCCCGGAGATTGAAACATCTTTGGGATATTTACCGCATAACTACCTAAATTTTCTGCCATAATATAATTTTAAACTATTTATCTTCCAAACATAGACATACTAGGCAATTTGCCTCTAAATTCACGAGGAGCGCTATACTTGCCTGTTATTGGTCCGTATCTTTGCGGCATTTGCTGTTCCATACCCGCGTATTTACTATAATCACCGCCTTGCAACACTTGTTCAGCGTAATTTGCAGGAGCATTAAACCCAGCTTGTGCGCCACCCACTCCTCCTAACATTTTATTAAAATTAGCTGCATTTTTATAGTTACCATATTGCATAATTCCACCCGCAAGGTCACTAACACCGCCAAATATATTATTCATACCTGATTCTCTCAATGCTGATTGAGCTTGAGAATCTAATTGATATTTCATTAATTTATTTGCCTGTACTTTGTCACCCTCGTTAATAGACATTGCGTAAGCTCTGCTTAAATTATCTAAAACACCTGCTTGTTGTTGCGCTTCTTGACCAGCTAAATTTGAAAAAGCTTGATTAGCATTTCCGGCAGCACCCGCTCCTGTAGCTAATAAAGTAGCTGAATCTGTTGCATTTCTTTGAGCATTTGCCATTTGGTCTGATTGCGCTTGTCTAATATTGGCTTCAGCTTGCGTAAATGCACGATTCTTACCATAAAATAAATTTTGAGTAGCGCCTAGATTTTGTCCGGCTAATTTGTTTTCTTCGTATTTAGCCCACTCTGGCTTTATTTCATTAGCCTTTTTCATTTGACTAAATCCAGATATGGTTTTACCAAGCGCACCAACACCTCCAAGTACTGCTCCTAATAACATAATATTTTTATTTAAAATTAAACAATTTATTGATTTCCTAAAATAAAATTCTGCCCTCTTGACAAATTAAATCCTACATCAACAAAATTAACATAAATTATTGATTCATAAGATTGAAATTCAGTCATAATTTGAGGGATTTGAGAAAGCACAACATCTCCGGTATTAAGCTTTTGGTCAGCCGTTCCTGTTGTATTTGGCGATAACCTGTCCCTTAATATTCTAGCATACAAAATACCTTCTTGATTTGTAAAATCAGAATTTGTCAAGTCGGTAATTTGCGTATTTGGTAATGTTGTGTAGATAACCGTAAAATTAGGGGCTTGACTGCCTTCTATTACAATTTCAGCCATATCCTTTAATCCGCTCAATGGCTTATTTAAAACCCAACATATTCTCACAGGGTATTGTTGTCCAAACCAAGTGTTCCACGTAGAGCTATTTGTATTAAATTCATATAAAGCGCCATTTTTCCACCCAAACATTCTATTGTCAAAGTAATCATATTGCTCTGCAATGAATTGATAATCACTTACCCATTTGTTTTCTTGAATATTAAAAGTCACGGTTTTAGCTAACCCATCAGACATATCAAATCTATTAATAATAGAAGATGCGTAAGATGGGACTGAAGAATAACTAGGTAATGTATCAGCATAATTTTCATAAATTAATCCCGGCAATGTTACGCCAAGCTCTCTATGATAAGGGTCAACGTATGTTGGTATATGATGAAACCCATTGATATTATCCAAATTACCCTCGCTTGCTGCTAAATAACCTTTTGCGTAATTCTTAAATAACTTTTCTTGCTTATAAGAACTTATCGGGAATAGCCCGTTTGAGCTATATTGAACAATAGTTCCATTATTTAAGTCATACCAAAATATTACACCCAAATATTCAACTACCGTTTCTGGAGCGGTAGTTCCAAACATTCCTTTTAATACATTAATTGTACCTATTACAGCAGTATCTTGAACTAAAGATGAATTAGAAGAAGAACCAACTAATTGAACTTCACCCAAGTAACATGATGCAGTTTGGAAAGAGCCAATGGATAACATTACAACACCCTGTTCTGTTGTTTTTGAAGCTAATTGTAGTTTTTGTATGCTACCTGTACCCAATGGAACTGTTTTAAAATTCAAAGCCTCAAATGTGCTTAATCCATTACTTTGAGTTCCTGCTGCAAACACATTAGAATATCTAATTTCATGTTCGTTTCTATTTTGACCTAATAAAATAACAAAATTTGGGAATCCTTGGTCAGTAAACCAATTTTTATAAAAAAGGTCATTTGGCGACATTGCTTCTACATAATAATACACGGTAGAATTAAATTGCCTTTGGAATACAAAAACATCACCAATTAAGCTACCCGATAATGTAGAATACTGCCTGTTAACAGTTCCCCCATTTGTTATTGGGTATATATTGCCAACTTCATAAAAAGGTTCATTTTCTCCTTTTATATATGGGGTATATATTTCGTATATAAATGGAATATTTAATAGTGAATTTACTATATAAGTTGATGTCAATAATATATACGCTCCATCTTGCCCTATGACCGGCAATTCATATCTAACATCATTAGTATCAACAAGGACGCAAATATCGCCTTCTGTATAATTATATCCTAATCCTGATTGTAATAATATAGTCGAATCTACTGCAACTGCACTAGTTGTAGTAGCATTCCAAGTATCCGAATATGTATAAAGTCCAGTAGTCACATTTTTAGATGCATATTTATTAGTGCTACTATAAGAATCTATAAAATATCTTGTTTTTAAATTTGCTGTTCTTAAAATAGAATAATAATGCGCCCAATCTGGTATTTCATTTAATCTATTGGCATTACTTAATGTCCAATCTAAAGTTTCTACATTATTTGCAGCGCTACTAGATGGTGCGATAGTAAAAGGAGAGCCACCCAAACATTCTAATTCACAAATTCCCGCACTTATAAATTGAACTTCAAAAACATCCCCAGTTGTTATAGCATAATTGTTTAAAGTCAAGGTAGAATTAAAATAATACGGTAATCCCATTGAAGCTGTATCAAAAAATTGTTCTGCAATAGCCGGTAAACCATAATTTTTAATTATTCTTATTCTAAATACATCAAACCCCGGCGTCAATGCTGTTACATTACCAATTATATTTACAGCCATATTAGCAGTAAAGGAAGATGTAGCAACAAATGAAGTTCCATTTCCCGGCGCTCCGCCACTTGCGGTAAAATCACCCAATTGAACAACTTCAAATTCAAAATTATTATCAACAGCAAAATCGTAATTTGCTATTATAGGGTTTACATTAAAATCACTATTTGGAGTAAACACCTTTGGTGGAGTGGTAGTAATATTACTACTATTTGTTATAACTCCTGACTTTCTTCTTGCTTTATCATAAAAAGCAACACCTAATTGGTAAGAAGATTCACTTTTAAAAAACCTTTTGTTAGCACCAGCTATTGCTGTTGTTTGCGAAACAGCTAATGATGTTGTAGTTGGAGTATCATAACCTGACAAATTATTAGCTAAAAACATTCTATTTGTTGCGCTTTCCATTGTAGTTGAAAGCAATGGGACACTATCAAATGGTTTTGAAGAAATTGAACTTGGAATAGTAGCTCCTGTTACATCTCCGTAATAATCAAAATAAAGCTGTGTTGTTCCATTATTGTGAGCTATAAATGGTTGTTCATCTATTAATTTATCAAATGTCTTAATTACATTTGCGGAATTAGTAAGTTCATCTTTAGCAATAAGTCTAATAATCCTTGCAGTTTGGGGTATTTTTTCTAGCAAACTTAAAGTGCAATATATATGATTATACAAATCTGCCTCACCTAACTCAACTAAATTCAACATAGAGGCAACAGAATACTCTCCAAGTACACTGTCCTCACCATCAAAATAAATATACTGCCATGCAAATTTCCAAGAGCGATTTGCTATAAAATTATTTATAAAAGTATTATTATACAGCTTTTCTATTGAAGGGGCATATGCCGGGGGTCTTCTTATTAACATAATCTCATAAGAATCAGTTAAGCTTGTATAGGCTCTGGCATCTGTAACATATGCTGGGTAATTTAATTTTATACCGCTATCAATGTTAATCTTTTTAGGCTCATTGTAATTATCTGTCCAATAAAGTAAACCTTGATTAACCTTGCAATTTTTATCAATCCTATGATTTTTATCAAAATTTAAACCACCTTCAACCTGACTATCATATAATACAGCATATGTTGTAGATGTTGCAAAATCAAATGCATAAATTCCGTGGTCACCAAATGTATTATATACAAACCAAAGCAATCTTTGACCTTCGATGTCAATACAACTTCCTATACATATATTTGTTCCATAAGGAGGATACACCGATTGCGTTATGGAGGTAGTTCCGGGTACGCCTTCTACACGATAATTTTTACCATATTGAGTAATCCCAACACGACCGTTCATTAGCCTCAAGTATTGAGCATCATCTAATAAATGCAATGAGTCATCTTGATTCGTTCCGCCAGTAAATAATTTTTTATCTCTTAACATTTCTATTATGATTTAGGCGCTGCCATTGTATTCTTTTGTACAATCCTCTTAATTTTTTCAACACTCCAATCAGCTTTTCTTGCTCTCAATATCTTTCTTTCACGAATGTATTCATTTTGCGATAATTGCTTTTCACCCATATTATAATTTCTATTATGAGCTTTCAATTGAGAGTCAATATATGCTTGAATTGTTTTTATTGCATAAGGGTCTACTAATGTTGCAGCATCTGCTGACTGACCATCTGAAATATATTGTAATACTACATTTTCAACATATAATTTTTGGTCTATTTGGATTTGATTTCTTTCTTTAAAAACTTGAAAAGTATCTTCTTGATACCCTGCACCTAAACCAAAAAACCTACCAATATTTTCACCAAAATCATTATAGTGAACTGTAAACCATTGAGCATAAGGCAATGCGCCATAATATAGTTGAGCTTGTCCGTTATTTGAATCCGGAGGTGTTAGATTATCTGTCCAATCCTGTGGGTTAAAGTTACTATTTGTATCTAAACTTGTTAATGGGTTTAATGTTAAAGTAGGCACTAATGGTCGTATTCTTTGCCCAACCATAACGCTAACATTAACATAATCCTGATAATCTTCAGGTAATTCTGCTGTATTGATAGCCTGATTTACCGGAAGTATTTTTGTATTTATAACACGCAAATCGTCAAATGTTATATCACGAAGACAATCTGATGCGTAAACCATAAATTGCATATACCAATGTAATGGGTATCCTTTTTTTAAAAGGAAATTTTTAACTATATAATCTAAACTTGCTGTAGTCATTTCTAATTAATTTTTTGTGTTGCTGAACTATAATTGTTAACTATACCCGTTTCAGGAATGACTGTAGCAAATTTAGCAAACGCTTTCTCTACAATTTCTTCTTCCATACTTGCAGGTATTGGTAATGGGTCAGTGTTTGAGTACAATGATATATCCATTACAATCAAATACATATTCACCGTATCAATGCCAAGCAATAAAATATCTTTTGAAAAAATAACAATGTTTTTTCTTATTTCAAACCAAACGTTTCCCAACAAATCGTTCAATAACTTATCAGCCCTCAACAATGCTCCTTGCCCTAATGGGACAGGAATAAAATCATTATCTTTATCGTCTGTAACTCTATAAACACCCATATTTCTTGGTAAAGAAATTGGAATAATTGGTAGTTCGGCTTGCGATTTATCGCCAAGAGTTGTTACAGGTATATTTTCATAAAAAGCTATCATTAAATTATCTGGAATAGTTTCTCCTGTTGGCAATGTAGCATTGTAATACTGCATTTGAAACATAGAGTTGATAATTTGTTCTATCGCTTTAACTATATCTACATTTTGTACAGGTTGACTTGCATCCCTGAATCCGCCGGCTAGTCGGGTTTGTACTTGTTCAGCCAAAAGGTATTTAGTGCTATTAGCCATTTTTATTTAGTTTCTTGCGTTTGATTTTGTGCAAATGCCTGTATGTCTTGTTCAGCCATATTAATGCCCCAAAACTTTAATGCTATTGAAATAATATTATTAATATAAACATCCGTAAATTCTAATTGTGTACTTGTAGCGTTGTCGTAATTTATTGTTCTTCCAGAAGTGGTATATCCATAAACAGGCTTTAACGGTCTTCTCAAGTAATTATAAAAACCGGTTTGAGTAACTTGTGGATATATTTGAAATCCGGTTGCCGTATCCTTTGCTATTGGTAACGATGTGCTTACAGGTCTTAATTGACTTTTTAAAGCTAATGCTATTTCGTCTTCGTTTACAAATCTTACTGGATTTACACTACTACCTGTAACGGTATATGCGCCCCCAATCATATGTAAATAATCAGAAGCGAAATCAACCTGCCCGTCTGACGCAGAAGTAAATTGAACTTGTGAACGAAGCTTTCTAATTGCGTCATGAATCTTTTGCGTTGCGCCATACTGCTCAAACCAGCCTGATACAGCTTCTATTTGTGCGTTATCAAGTGTTGACTCAAATTCCGGTATTGTAACAAATACACCTCTTTCTTTACGCACAATAAAGACCATGAAATTATATATCTCGTTTAAATTGTATGCCATATTAATTTTCCTCCCAAATTCCCAATGCTCTATGGGATTTTATTAAATAATAAGATTTATCTCCATATTCATATTTCTCAAGATATTGTGGTTCAAAACCAATTATATCTCCTTTTTTTAAGTTAGAATCTTCTGGCGCTGATAGCACTTTAGCTCTATCGCCAAGCCTCACTTTTGCTTCAATGGTATCAACAATACCCATTTGCTTAATTACATCTTTTGGTATGTTTTCATCAATTGGTTCTAAAATAACCCTATCCCCAACTGTTATAAGTTCATCCTTAACTATTTTAGCATAAATGTCCCTGTAGTCAGCCTTCCAAACATCTTTATCGTTTATGTCAATTAAGTTTTTAAATAAGAACTTTTGCGTTTCTCCAAAACTAAATTGAGACTTCCATCTACTTAAATCATGTTCAGACCCTTGACATCCGTCAACAAAATTACCTCTTTTGTCATGCAATGTACCTACCCAAATATGAGTTATCTTCCCCGGCATCGCTACAATAAGCAATCTTTCTCCTTTGCCATTTGTAAACTTTTGATAATAAGGACTATCTTTTGTTATTTCCGTAAAACTTCCGCCATCTGATTCAAATTTTCTTTCTGCGACTACGGAATAATCAAATAAAACCTTATCTCCATTTTTAAGTTTAGAAACAACTTTAGAATTATCTCCTTTTGGATTTTTTGGCAATCCATAAATTTCACCTACTACTGTAGCGTTCCATTCAGGTCTATATGACCCGTCAAGATATAACTCTAAATCACCTACTTTAATTGTATCTTGAATAGGTTTTGTTAAGCTTAAAAAAATATGATTTACCGGTTGTGCTTGCATATATGGCATAAAATTAGACTTTTTTATTTATTAAAAATTAAAATGCCCCCAAAAATTTTGAAGGCACTTTTTTAAATTAAATTACAGCGTCAATATAGCTCTCGTCTGGAATTAATCTTAACTTCTCTCCGTCAACCTCAATATCTACCCCTACGCTATGGGCAAACATTATTCTATCGCCTTCTTTTACAAGCGCAGCTTCAGTTCCAACAGCAATTACTTTGCCTGTTGAAAAATCATTTTGAGCCGTTTGCGGAAGATAAATTCCTGCGTCCGTTTGCATTTTTGCTTCGTCAAGTTTTACTAATACCCTTTTGTTTAATGGTTTAAATTTCATTTTTAATTTAATTTTTGTGTTTTTAATATAATTAGCGCCCTTGACCTCGATACGCTTTTGGTCTTTGACTGTGTTTATTGTAAGATTTTTTAGCTCTGCCTGTTTTTGCTTTACCAAATGTAATTTTACTTGAAGACGCAAGTTTTGCCATTTTTTTTAATTTAAAAGTTTAATTGCAATAATACAATAATTTGACTTTAATCCCTCACCATTTTCAATTAAAGTAATTTTAAACCTCAACTCATCTGATGTCAAACCAAAACCTTCGTCAGTTTCCTGAACGACTATTTCGTCACCATTTTTGTAAGGTCTATCTCTTTTTGTTAAAATAAAATTTTTTTCTCCATTTTTAATTGATTCAAAATACTCTTTTGAAAAGTTAAATAAATGTGTCATTTTTTTTAGTTTTGTTTTTAAAATAATATTTATCTAATTCGCCGCCGTCCATTTTATTTGGGTAAACGAGAACATCGTCATCGTAAAAGTTCCGCACCATGCCGTTGTGGTATAATATGACTTTCCAAACAGTGTTTGTGTCACTTCCGTAGTCAATCCATGCAATTGCTTTTCCGTATCCAAGTGGAGTTTCGACATCTATTGGGTTGTTTAATTCGTGAATATACATTAAAAATTGTTTTCTTCTTTATTACTACTTGATAATAATTGTATTGTTGATACTCTACAATGTAATTGAGGAACGGTTTCGTTTGTCTTGGTGTTTTGATAAGACTTTGCTTCTGGCTTTCCCTCTGTATAAACTAATGTACCTTTCTTTAAATAGTTGGCTACATTAAGCTTATCTGTCCAATAGGCGCAAGAAACCCAAGTTGTTCTTTCGGTATCTTCTCCTTGTTGGTTTTTAAATTTTTCGCTGTAAGCTACTGAAAAATTAATTACACTTTTACCATTTACATTGTTTACTTGAGCATCTTGCCCAAGCCTTCCAATCACAGAAATTCTAATCATTGTTTTTGTTTTTTATTATTAAAAATTTACTTCTTCTCCGCTTTCGTCTTTGTATGGAACCCAATTGTCAAACGTTTTTTGCACTGCCGCATCGGGTCTTAAAATTATATTCTTATCGTTTATAATTTTCTGCAACGAGTCCAATCCATTAAATAAAAATCTTCTAGTTTGAAAAAACATTTGAAACAAAATAAAGCCTTTTTTACCAACAATCTTTTGCCTTCTTATTTTTTTACTATGAAATTCACAAGACGGATTTTGAGGGTCTGTTTGAGCAAAAGGTCTATGATACACAAGGATATTATCCATCTTATTATTCCACATAGCTCCATCGGTTAAATCAAATACATCAGGACATGGATAGTTACCATCGGCTGCTTTTTGCATTTTTGTTGGATGCGCAATTATCCAAAAGAAAATATTGTTTATTTGAGAAAATCTTGAAAACACTGACAATACCCACTCTAAATATTTATCACTTCTTTGAAACTTTTGATATTCATTTGTTAATTGGTTAAACGGGTCAATATCAACCCCATCAACATTCTCCTTAACAATTAGTTCTAAAAATACTTCCATTATGTATTGTGGCGTAGGTGACACATCCTTTGGGTAAACATAAAATACATGATGGCAAACCAAGTCATAAACATACTCATACACTTGCTTACTTGGTCTGTGTGGATTGGCAGGGCTACAATCACATCCTAATATTATCTCAACAAAATCGTGG